ATTAACAATCATAAACGACATTCTAAAGTACAGAGATGGGAGCTCTGAGCCTGGAATTGTGGCGAATCTTTTCAAGAAACTGCAGCTCAGCGGTGTCAGGGAGATTTTTGTGCTTCGATTTATTGATCGGGTCATGATAAACTTTGTGGAGACAATTGCAAGGACAGTCTCTAGCCTCCTGAATCTTGAGATGCAAACAAACCCCCAATTAAAGATAAAGAAAACTCTAACTCATTTCTCCTATGCTGCAAAGCTTTCTCGCAGTGACCTATCTCACACCGTGGTAACAGTAACTAATTCTGATGATGCCTCAACGTGGTGTCAGAGATTCATCATGAACACTTTTTCAGTGATGTTTTCGAGATTGCTGCCAGACTCGCTCCTTTCCCCCGTGCTCAGAATAATGAACAAAATCACTGACAAAAAGCTTGAACTCCCAATAGAACTGCTGCACCTTTTTTCATCCTACCCCTTTGCAAAGTCTAGCGATGAACCAATGAACATTCTGAAGTCTCAGTATCTCTCCATGACAGGGGAAACCCAACTCCTGACAAGCAACAAGATATACTTGAAGAATAGGTCCAACTTCATGCAAGGAATCTTGCATTACACAAGTAGCCTACTGCACTCTGGTCATCTGCTGTTGGTGTCTAAACTTCAATCTTGGGTCTGCAGGTCTCTAGGTTGTTCATCATTCATAACAAATAAGGTGTCCTCTGATGACAGTTCACAAATTATAACGATAAGATTTCCCGAGGACGTCACTCAGAAGGCAACTCGCAAAATTTGCAGCATTGTTTGCTCACTCAAGGAGGTCTCATATCCCTTCATTACAGCCAAGCAAAGCAGAGAGAAGAGCACAAGCTGCTCATTTTCACAGATGGAAGAATTCAATTCTGTTTGGTGTGTCACTGGGAGCATGCTCTCAATCCCTGTGAAGTTTTGCTTTGCGGCAGTGAAACTGAATGGAGGCTCAAGTATTGAGTCTAGGCTTGACACTTTTTCTACCCTCAGACAGCAGGTCTTTGAGAATACTGGATCAACAAAACTCACAGCCATAATACAACTATGTCA